GATTAAAGCAATTTTATTTAATTCTTGTATTAAAGATTTTTGAATTTTATTGATTGTTCTTGCAAAACGAATATCCATCAATGCAAGATTTTTACCATCACCAACAACTTCTTCAAAACCTAAAAAAGCTTTAGGAATACGTAATGCCGCCAATAATTTCTTTTGAATATATTCAATATCAGCAATTTCACCTAAGTTTTGTGCACCAGGTAATGTATCAATTGGATTTGCCGCGCTAGCATCACGAACAGGAATAAAATAATCCTGATCAACAGCCATTTGGTTAAATCTCATATCTACTTGACCATTACGAGGATCAGGCACAGCTTGTCTTTTAAACTTATTTGCAACACGTTGTACATATGGTTCAATATCCTTGTCATCCATATTACCAACGAATACTTTGAATACGCGTCTTTCTGGTGCTCTTGTTGTTCTATAAATCAACATAGCATCTTCAGCTAAAAGTAATTGTTTCCAAATACGTCTAACTTTATCCAACATTGATGTACCATATGGAAGTTTTCTATCATCACCTAAAATTCTAAAGTGGGCCATTTCCCACGCTTGAAATTCCATATCTTTATTTTTCCATTGGAAACGTAATTCACGACTTGGAACTTTTGGGTCTATTTGTGTTGGTGTTTTTGATGCCGCACCTTCAATTCTTTCAATTTCAATATTTGGTAATTGTTGACAACCAATAATACCTTTTTCAGGATCAACTTTTAGATATACAAAGTTATCACCATATTTTGACATACCGCGAGCCCACATTTGTAGGTTCGTATTGATGTCTAATTTATTTTGAAATAAATCTTCTAATTCTTCTTTAATTCTATCTGATTCTGAAAATATTGTTAAAATTTCACCTTTTTCAGACATTGTTGTTGATTCTTCTGAATAGATATCTAGTGAAGCTGATATTTCTGGTGTAAATTCCATTGATTCATAATCATAATACGCAGCTAATCTATTTGGTTCATAATAAACCGATTGATTGTATAATGATTGATCTAATTTTGTCCACTTATCAGCAATATAGGAAGATTGTTGTGCTTGTAATAAAGCTTTTTCAAATTCTTCTCTACTATCTGTTTTTAATAATTCGTCTTTACTAAAATTGAATGAAGTTGTTTCTTCTTTTCTAGCTTGGTTTGGATATCCAAACATTTGGGTCAATCTCTGAAAGACGGTGATATTTTGATCTGCCATGTATATAAATAGTTTTCTTTATAATATAACTCAAATATTTTAAAAAATGTATCTTATCTTCTACCTGAGCCAAATAACCAAGAATACTCTTGATAAGCCTCTTTGGGTATTGCTGTTGGGTTATCTTTGTGAAAAATTTGACCCGGATTATCAATTGACATTGAACCAATAGCATCTAAAGTTGACCCATATGAATAAAATGTTTGTTTAGCATCGTAAGTTCTTTCAGAAGAAACCCAAGATTCAATCATAGCTTTATTTTGATTACTATTTCTTTCTAATTGATTAAAAGATATGTCACCAGCATATAAAGCCATAGACATACTCATAATTGAATCATCATGTGCGCCTTTCATATGGTCAGGTCGACCATTGATATAAACAAACGTATTGAGTTCATTTAATAATCTAGTTGAACGAATTGCAAACCCTTTCCTAACTTGTTCTTCAAATGCAGCAACAATTTGTGTACGTTTATTATTAAAGTTTAATCCAGGAATTTTTTCCATGGCTTTGCTGTTATACTCCCAAATATTTTTAACATTTATACCATCAATAAATAAATTTCTATAATTCATCTCTTGCAACTTTCTAGATGTTGCAATACCCATACCACCTGTAATATCTATTACAATAAATGCATCATATAAAATACCCCATTTATATGCAATTGTTGCTAAATCATCCGGAGGTATTTTACCGACGTATTCAACAACTTGTTCTCTATCATCAAAATCAACAATATTTATTGATGAAAAATCTTCACTATCACCTCTACTAACATCAACACCCATAATAGAACGATGTCCTTGAACTGGTTCTTTCCATTGCCAAAAAGTACCTTGCATATACTTTTCTTTTGGTTCTCTAACCATATTTTTAGCAATTTGCTGTTGAAGGTCACCAGGAATTACACCATCTCCTGAACCTAAAAAATCACACTCTAATTCCTGTGAAATTTTACGTCTATCGTATTTGAATTTTTTAGACATTGATTCAAACCAAGATGAATATGGTTTATATCCTTGTTCTTCCAATTCTTTATACTTAGACATGTCAAAATCATGTATAATACATTCATCATCATTATATTGTTCTCTATTTAACATATAATGACAAATATCTTGACATTTAATCCAACATAAATCTTTGGTATAACGAGGGTCTTTAAACCATCTTAAATCTGTAATATGAAAATCATTTATACCTCTAATAGCTTGGTCATATACACCATAATAAATTGGGTCATAACCGTTTGGTGTCGAAATCAATATAATCTTACCACCGGTTGACAATGACGCCATTGAAGCCGCCCAAAAGTCTTCTCCTGCCTCAATGTACGCGGCCTCATCAAATACTAGTACTGTGGGTGTAAAACCACGTAATGCATCCGTAGAGGTTGCAACGGCCTTTACTTCAGAACCATTGTTTAGTCTAAATCTACTTTCTGAGTTTTTATCAGGTGAGAACCCAACATTTATCCATTCTGGCCATTGCTCTAAGAAGTGTCTAACCTTATTAGCCATCTCAATTGCAGTATCACGCTTGTTCGCGATAATTAGCACTCTTTCAGGGTTTTCGGGTTTAGCTAATTGTAACTTCTTAGATAACCAAGCTGCGGTAACTGTTGTTACACCCGCCTGACGATATTTTTTAGTGATGTTTTCGTTGTAATCTTCATAATCCTGTATCAATTGTAATTGGTCAGGAAATAAATCCATTGGTACATATTTCTTTTGCGTATTATCATACGTTTGCAAATATGTTCTTAAAGCATAAGGAGTATCTTTAATAATTTTTGCGTATTCTTTCAATTGTTCTATTCTAGAATTCATATATATAAATATAAAAAAAGGAGGTTAAAAAACCTCCTTTCATATTATCTTCTTGTTGGAACTAATTCACCACCATCATCTTCATCCTCATTATCGTCATCATTTGAAAGATTTATACCTAAACTACCTAACATATCAGCTAAATCATCATCTTCAGTTTCATTAGAAATATCTTCCAATTCTTGATTGAATTGACCCATAACTGATTCATAATCTTGTTGATTCATAGCAGCTTCGATACCATTGATTACTTGTCTCATTAAACCTTTTCCTCTATCGGAGCCTGAAATAACTTCTCTCATAAACACTAAAAATTCTTTAGCAGGTAATGAGAATATTTCAGTTAAAATGAATTTTTGTAAACCAATTTTATCTTCATCAGTTAAATATTCTTCAGGATGCGCTTCACGATATCTATCCCAAATAGCTGGACCTAATCTTAAATCCCACATTTCTTTTTCAAGGATATCTTCATCTTCAGCGGCTCTTTTATACATTTCACGGTCTTCTTCACTATTTGGGTCACCTTGTCCATGAGCACCAATTACTTCTAAAACACCTTTAACAATTTCGTGAACTAACACTGGAAAGTTTACACCAATCGCAACAATTTTGATTTTGTTTGATTGTTCTTCACCACCCTCTTCACCTTCTTCACCATCATCATCTCCACCCGCTTCTTGACCTTCTTCACCTTGTTGTGGAAATGTTACTTGAACTTTACCTGCAACACTATCAGACATAGCCGCAACAGTATCATTGCTCAATTGCCAATAGTTAGCATCATTTACACCCATCATAACACCATATAGATTTATGATATTATCATTACCAGTTATTCTTCTGATTTCGTCGGAAACTAAATGGTACATATCATGACCTCTTTTAGCCCCACCTTGAATAAGTGCGTTGATTAGTCTTCTTTTAGCTTTTTCTAAATTTAATCTTTCTAAATCAATTAAAAGAGGGTCATTTTGAGGTGCTTGTTGTTGCTGAGGTTCTTCACCTTGTTCGGGTTCATCCACATTTACTTCATCTGGGTTTTCTTCAGGACCTTGTTGTCTTTGAAAACCAGATTGGCTAATATCACTTTCATGAACAATTTTAGCGGTTATGTCTAATTGTTCAGGATTAATTTGATACTCGTCCAAAACAACTTTAATTGCTAATTGTTCTAATTCTTCTTTATGTGAATTTTCAATACGTTGTATTTCATAATGCGCTTGCATCATCTGTTGTAATAAACCACGATGATTTGCTTGTACTGTTCCTTGGTAACCAGTGATTCTTTTTAATTTTTCAATTACTTGTTTATAACGTTCAGAACCTAACTTTTCTTGGAAGTTTTGGTTTGGGTTACCTGTACTAGGTAATGGCACCTTTTTTAAAGGCGTGTCACCTGTAGCTAATTTTTGTTGTACTGATTGATGTGGTCTATCATCAGTACTGAAATCCATTGGCATTTCATTCAAATTTTCGTGTAATAAATGTAGTAGTGTCTGTTTGGTAAATTTCATTTCCTAATAAAATTACTTTGTCAATCCTGCTTTTGGCTTTGGATCAACTCTTGGTACTGGCTCAAATGGTTGCTTTGGCCCTGGCTTTGTTCCTGGTTTAGTACCTGGTTTAGTAGTTGGTTTGGTTGGCGCTGTTGCAGGACCCGCATCTTTAATTGCGTCGTAGCTCATAAATTCAGGGATACCATTGTGTCCTTTTTTTACTTTTGGTCCAACTGCAACTGCAGAATTTTCGGTAAGTTTTGTGCTAATAAGTTCCATAATTTCTCCTTTTGACGTAAAATTATGATATAATTCTCTTTCTGCCAAATTATTTACCCATTTTTTTGTTTCATTTAATTTAGTTGAATCAATTGACGCAACATTCATATTTTTGCTACTTACTTTTTTATAAAAATCATGTGCACTTTTAACGTAAGGGTTTTTAGCATGTTTCATTGCTAACTCATTGATATCCTTTGATTCTAAATCACTTTCACTAACACCTGCTTCTCTTAATTCAAAATGTAAATTACGTTTAGCATTTAAATCTGAATCAGATTCGTGAATATTTTTCCACATTGCAGCTGCTGCTACTTTTTGACCAGCTTCTTTGCTACCATATTTTTTAGCTGCTTTATCAGCTAATTTTTCAAAGCCTTTACCTTTTTTACCAATATCGCCACCACTTTTAGCCTTTTTAACAACTTCACTTTTCTTTTCTTTTGAAAGTCCGGCAGATGGTTTTGTTTCATTAATATCAACCGTAGTTGATTTATAATCAGGGTTATTTATTTTTTTAGATTTTGGGAAATTTACATTTTTTTCACCTTTGTTCATAGAACTAGTAGATTTTTTTAATCCTTCTAAATCGCTATAAACTAAACGTTCTTTATCATTATGTAATTTAGTACCTTCTTTTTTTGGGTGTCCATATAATGTTTCCGAACCATTTGAAAAAACATCTATCTCATGACCATCATGTTTAATAGTTTTAGTTTTTTTATGACTTCCCCCAAAAATACCTTCTTTTACTTCTTTCTTTTGACCTTTTAAGATTTTAAAATCTTGGGCATCTATTTTACCATTATGGTTTTTATCGATATTTTTTTGTTTTCCTTTTAAATCTTCACCTAAATGACTATCATCGCAAGTACATTTTGACATTGGTTTGTCACAACCATCGCACATTTTAGCTTCTTTTTCAGCCAATGACACGTTCACACCTTGATTATTTAAATTCTTAGCTAAATTAGCCGCGTTTGGATTATTCGCATTTATTGTTGTTGTTGCTTTGTTAGATGTTTGTGTTGTTTGTTCGCTAACTAATCTATCGTGTAAATCAACAATTTGTTTATCGTTAAAATTTGCTAATGTTTTTTCAGACATCCCTTCTTTAATCAAATTTTGAATTAATTGAGCCCTTTTCATATGTTGTCTTGTTTAATTTCGTCTTTAATAAGGACAAAGCCTTTTGTTTTTAATTTTTTAGCTACGCTATCTACAGATTCACCAAATTTGAATGATAATCTATCATAATTTTGATAGTCATATGTTTCCCACGCTAATGATATCACACCATCCACAGCATCAATAACTCCGAAATAATCGGAGTTTTGAATAAGTTCTAATTGTAAATCAGTATCTTTTAATAAGCCCACCAAATCAATATATTCTATTCTTGGGGCTTTTGTAAATGAAGTTGTTGTTGCTGGAACTACAAACCACTCATCCATGTCAATTTCAGTGGATTCACTAAAGATGAATTCATACTGTTTTTGGCCTTTATAGTCGGCACCAATTTCATTGACATATATTAGATGCATTGTTTATTTAAAATATTTGCTTAAAGTTTCACCAATAGCGTTCTTTATCGCGTCTAAATCAATTTCTTTAATTTCATCTTCTTCAGATTTTGCTTCACCCATATCATCATGGTTACCATCTAAAGATTCTGTTTGATCCATATAATTTGATAAACTAACATCTTCATCTTCTTGAGAAGGTGCACCAGTTTCAACAAAATATTCTAAAGCATCCATACCTTCACCTAATTCGCTATTTCCTTGTTCAGGAGTTGGCTCTTCAGCTGGTGTTTCTTCCGGAGCAGGCTCACTTGCTGGCATTTCTTCACCACCTTGTTCTTCTTCTCTTTCAAATTTCTTACCAATATCTTCTAAATCTTCATCAGATAATTTATCCAAATCAACAGCAGAGATAATCATGTTTAAAACATATTTGATATCATCGCTTTCCAATTTTTGGTGTTGGTCTCTCAATTCTTGACCCAATTTACCAGCAAATTTTTGGATTTCTTCCATATAATCAGAACGTTTTGATTCACCACCTTGTCCTTCATCACCGCCCATATCAGGTGTTGGCTCATCACCACCCATATCAGGAATAGTAGTATCACCACCCATATCAGGAGTTGGTTCTGTTGCAGCACTAGGTTCACTAGCTGGTGCAGGAGCAGGTGCTGCGTCCATAGTTGGTTCTGCAGCAGGTGCCTCATTTTCAGCCGGTTTGTTTTGCTTTAAAACATATTTTGTTGCTTCATTCAATTCGTCTTGTCCTTGAATTAAACTCAATCTTTTAGCAGCTTCTGCATATGAAGAAAATTTGTTTTTATTCTTCATGAACATACCACCAATATAATCTAGTGAAGATTCATTTAAACCTCTTTTTACATAGTAACCGTCTTTTTCTTTAACGATACCATAAACGCCACCTGTTTTAGATTCACTTACTAATTCAGCTTTGTTTGATGAGGTTTTTTTATTGTTGTTGTAGTATGCAAGTTCTAAAATTCTCTTTAATTTTTGATCTGCTTGCAATTTTTCACTACCAAGTGGGTTTAAATCTGACATTTTTTTATAATTATGTTTAATTATTCTTATCCTATAAATACATAGATATATAGAAAAATATGAGGATAGTTATTGCGGTAGGGATAATTTTTTATCTACCAACTTTGTTTTAAGGTCCATTAGTTTTTCAATAGTACCATTTCTTCTTAATAATTTGAATACTAAATTTTCATATGAATATTCGCCACCCTTATCCAAACCGGATTGTCTAAAATCTTTTATCTTTTTACGAAGCTCATCTGCTTCTTTAAAAACAGCTACACCATTTGAAGATTTTGAGATTAAACCATTGATTTTATCTTCATATGCTTTAGCTTTTTGAAGAATTAAACGGTCATCAATTTTAGGTTTATTAATTTTAGGTTTAACTAACCATTTATTATGTAATACGGAATAAACACCCGATGATACGTGCTCTTCATTTAAATCCTGAACATATACCTCAACGTCGTAACCTTTTATAAGGATATCGTGGTTATCATTCCATAAATTCTTTTTAGCATCAAAAAACTCCTTGATAATATCGCTGTTATATTTTGATTCTTTAAAATCAATTACAACATGCAAGTCAATATCGGAAAAATCTGACCAAGAATAATTGGCCAACGAACCCGTTAAAACAATGTCATGGACAAAAAATTTTACTCCAAATGTTTCAATAAATTCATCAGCAATTTCAATAAGTTTAGTTCTAATATCGTCGCGTAAGACGTAAGATTTACCTTTTAATTCAAATATTTGAGGTGACAATGTATCCTTTGTTTCAAAAGATTTTATAATAGCTTTATTGTCCTCATGGCCATCTTCTAATAATTCCTCAAATAAACTCATTTTACTTTAGTGTATTTATACTTCTTCGAGATGTTTTCGTTGAAGAATTTTCCTTGTGATTCCGCCATCCTTAATTTAGTAAACGTATTCCAAGGTACTTTATTGTATTCATAAATACCACCAGTATTAAATGTTATAGTGAGATTTTCCGATTTGGTGTTATAAGCAGCCGCTTTGATGTTAGATGATTGAATTTCAACCAATATATTTTCACCATCGATTTTTTCTGATAATATTGCCATAATTGAATTATATACAATAAATATCAAAAAATAAACCCCGATTTCTCGGGGCTTAAATTATTACTTCACTTTTCTATAACTGTAGTTAGGTACAATGTGTGTGTTTAAATAAACACCTTGCGATTTAGCAAGCTTGAATTTGGTGAAGGTTAAAACTGGTATCTTATAATAAGAATAAGATGTTCCAGAATTGAATGTAACAGTTAACTTCTCAGTTAAGATGTCATAGGACGCGGATTTTAAACTGGCTGATTTGATGTTCAAATCAATAATTCTACCGCTGATTTTTTCTTTTTTAATACTCATAAAATTATTTTTTTGTATTATAATAATAAGTAAAAAAAATGATAAAAAAAAATTTTAGGCAAAAAAAATTAAAAAGCCCCAAAATGGGGCCTTTTTTAGTTGAGCGAAATCGTGCGCTCAAGAGACTTCTTTTTGTCAATTGGTAGCGTCAAGATTAAAACCCCATTCTCTACCTTACCTTCAATATCCTTTTCTTTAACATCATCAGGAACATTGTATGTTTTAATAAAGCTGCCCACAAAACTATGGGTGTTATCAGCTTCTTCCTTTTCAAAAGCAATCTTTAAAATGCCTTCTTTAGTAGAGATTTTAAGGTCCTCTTTTGTTAAACCTGGCACACTTATAGAAACAACATATTCCGTTTCAGTTTTACGAACATTTGTTTCAGGTGTTTTTAGAAAACGTGAAGATTCAAATACGTTTTCAAAGTTTTGAAAAAATGGGTCTTTAAATAATGTAATCATAATATAATATTTTTGTACATATAGAACAATATCTTTGCCATTGTAATAATTTAGACAATATGACATATTTTTTTAATATGAAAAGTCATTTTGACATTTTTTGTTTTTTTTGAATAATTGTACTATATTTGTAACAACTAAATTATTTAACACATGTCAGTAGATTTTTTTGAAGACGGTCCGTCGTCAGCCCCTAAAAAAACTAAGAAAGGTTCAAGCACGCCTATCTTAGATAACTTCTCACGCGACTTAATAAAGTCAGCTGAAGAAGGTAAAATTGATCCTATCGTTGGTAGAGACAAAGAAGTAAAACGTATAGCGCAAATTTTATCGCGCAAGAAAAAAAATAATGCGGTAATTGTTGGCGATGCTGGTGTTGGTAAATCAGCGCTAGTTGAGAAGCTTGCTTTATTAATACAAAAAGGTGAATGCCCATCAAATCTTTTGGATAAAAGAATAATGTCATTGGATTTAACTTCACTTGTTGCCGGTACAAAATATCGTGGTCAATTTGAAGAACGTATTAAAGCAATATTAAATGAATTATTAAATGAACCAAATGTTATTGTGTTCATTGATGAATTACATACAATGGTTGGTGCTGGTAACGCAAGCGGTGCAATGGATGCCGCAAACATTCTTAAACCCGCTCTTGCTCGTGGTGAAATACAAGTAATTGGCGCAACAACATTTGATGAATATAAAAAATCAATTGAAAAAGATGCCGCATTGGTTAGACGTTTTCAAAAAATTATTTTAGCTGAACCAACGCCCGCAGAAACGATTACCATTCTTAAAAATTTAAAATCATCTTACGAAGAATTTCATAAAGTTGTTTATCAAGATAATGTTATTGAAACCGCGGTTAAATTATCAGGTCGTTATATCACCGACCGTCAATTCCCAGATAAAGCAATTGATGTTCTTGATGAATTAGGTTCCGAAAAGAAAGTATCTAGCCGTATTCCTGAATCAATTGAAAATTTAAAAAAAGAAGCTGACGAAATAAAAGAAAAAAAATTAGAAGTTGTTAAAAAACAAATCTACGAACAAGCAGCTAAGCTTCGCGATGAAGAAAGAAAAGTTCTAGAAAAATTGGAAAAGGAAAAACAAAAATGGGCGGATTCTTTAAAGGATAATAAAACACCTGTTACGATTGATGATGTATATGAAATCATATCTAATATGACAGGGGTTCCAATTACAAAATTAGATGATAAAGAAAGTGAAAAACTATTAAAAATGGAACAAACACTTTCTGCAAAAGTAATTGGTCAAGATGAAGCCATCACATCTATTTCAAAAGCAATTAGAAGAAATCGTGTTGGTATTAAAGATGCTAATAAACCAATTGGTTCATTTATCTTCTTAGGGTCAACAGGTGTTGGTAAAACATTCTTGGCCAAATCTCTTGCTGAAAATTTATTTGGTGACCCTGATAAAATTATTCGTGTTGACATGAGTGAATTTATGGAAAAGCATAACGTATCTAAATTGATTGGATCACCTCCTGGATACGTTGGTTTTGATGAAGGTGGACAGTTGACAGAAAAAATTAAAAACAACCCGTTCTCTGTTGTTTTGTTTGATGAAATTGAAAAGGCCCATAAAGATGTATTTAATATTTTATTACAAATATTAGACGAAGGACATTTAACCGATTCATTTGGACGTAAAGTAAATTTCACAAACACAATTGTTATTATGACATCAAACATTGGTGCAAAACGTGTATCTGATTTTGGTGGTGGCCTTGGTTTTGCAACCGCATCAAACGAAGAACAAAAGTATGAAGTTAGAAAGGCAATGATACAAAAATCGTTAAAGCAACATTTTAATCCGGAATTTTTGAATCGTATTGATGATATTATTTTATTCAACGCCTTGGATTCTGAAACCTTAAAGAAAATTATCAATATTGAAATTGGTAAATTATCAAATAGACTAACTGATAAAGGATATATCATTAAATTTGATGATACATTGATAAATCGTGTTTTTGAATTAAATCAACAGGAAGAATATGGTGCTAGACCATTAAAACGTATTATTCAAAATCTCCTTGAGGATTTTTTAAGTGACGAAATTTTAAGAGGTAATATTAAAGAAGGCGAAAAAATAACTATCAAGTATAAAGATGAAGAATTAAAAATTACTAAAAAATAATTTTGTTATTTAGTATTTTTATATATTTTTATATATTTATATCTCTGTAGGTTCTCTTTGTCGATTACCTTTTCGTTTTTTTCAAAAGTAAGTGGGGTTGAACCCACCCAAAGACCTTAAACCCCGACATCTCGTTGGGGTTTTTTTATTTAATTTGGTTTTAACAAAATATTTTCGTATATTTAAGAGTATGAAAAAAATCACTTTATTATTCGCTACCTTCGCAATAGTTGCGTTAGTGGCATGTGGATCAGGGTCAACCACAACTGAAAAAACTGACTCAGCTTCAGTATCAACAGATACTACAGCAAAAGCAACAGATTCTACTGCAACTGTAGTTGATTCTGCAGCAGGTGGAACTAAAACAGAAACATCTGTTAAGTAAATTATAGGCCGGTTTATCCGGCCTTATTTTTCAATTTTTAATTTTCCAACATGGAAGAAAAAGAATTTAATGGCGATTTGATTTTATTGAGAGGTTTACCAGGTAGTGGTAAGTCAACACTAGGTAATATTATACTAACAAATATCTCAACTGATAGTCCATCAGTAATTTCTGCTGATGATTATTTTATCAACGAAAATGGTGAATATATTTTTGATGGCACTAAATTAAAAGAAGCACACAATCAATCATTAGAAAAATGTGCTGATAGAATGAGGTATGGTGTTAAAAAAATTGTTGTTGCAAACACATTTACACAAGATTGGGAAATGGAAAGATATTACGAAGCAGCAAATCGATATAATTATAGAATCCATTCAGTTGTTGTAGAAAATAAACACAATGGTAAAAACACCCATGGTGTTCCTGATGACAAAATAAAACAAATGAAAGAGCGATTTATAATTAATTTATGAAATGAGTCAATTTATTGAGTCTTACTTTAATTCACTAAACCCTTCCCCAAAAAAAAATAAAAATGATTTTTTTAGATATCTTAAAAAAATATTATGCCGATGGTTTGTTACACAAACAAAACCACCCAACCCTTGACTTAACAATTTGGAATTACTCCCCAAAAGTTCAATATGAAAAATTATGGGACGATATCACATTACAATGCCGTGGACTAGTTACTAATTCCAAAGGTGATATTATTGCTAGACCATTTAAGAAATTTTTTAATTACGAAGAACATAAACCCGAAGATATTCCAAATGAAGATTATGTTGTTTATGAAAAGATGGACGGTTCATTAGGTATTCTTTTTAATTATGAAGGTGAATGGATATTAGCTACACGTGGTTCATTTACATCACCACAAGCAATTAAAGGAAAAAAAATACTTGACAGACACGACATCAGTGCATGGAGAAAAGATAACACATATTTGTTTGAAATTATTTACCCACAAAATAGAATTGTTGTGGATTATGGTAATGAAGAAAAATTAGTTGTTCTTGGTGGTATTCATACAGAAACAGGTCATGAAATACCCGATAGTAGTTTATTTTGGACACAAGAATCTGGTTTTGAAATTGTTACAACATATAAAACTTGGGGCGAAGGGTACGATTTATTACAAGAAGAAATTAGTAAAGATAAAGAAGGATATGTAATTCGTTTTAAAAATGGTTTTCGTATGAAAATTAAAGGTAATGAATATAAACGCCTTCATAGAATTTTAACTAACATATCAAATAGAGATATTTTTGAATATGTCAAAGAAGGAAAACCTTTAGATGAAATTTTGGATAAAGTGCCTGATGAATTTTATAATTGGGTAAAAGAAACCAAAGAATATTTTGAGAACCAATTTAAAACTATCGATTTAGAATATAGACTAATTTATAAAAACATTAAAGAAAATAATAATATAACGGATAAAAAAATATTTGCACATTACGCATTGAGTTACAGTAATTCATCTATTTTATTTGCCATGTTTGATAATAAAGAATATAAACATATGATTTGGAAGATAATATACCCAAGTTATTCAAAACCTTTTAAGAAAGATGAAAATTGATAAAAAACGCCTATACCTAGATGATGTGCGTACACCATTGGCTGAAGATTGGATTATTGCTCGAAATTATGAACAATTTGTCAGTCAAATAAGGCTACTTGGGTTAGGTAATTTTGAAGTAATATCACTTGATCATGATTTGGGTGACACGGCTATGGTTGAATATTACACAAATGTTAAAAATAATTATAATTTGAATTATGAAAACATATTAGAAAAAACTGGATATGATGCTGCAAAATTTTTAGTTGCTGAAAGCATGACTAAAGAAATTCCCTTACCCCAAATTTATATACATTCGGCTAACCCAATAGGCGCTGCAAATATAATGGGTTATATCAACAATTATTTAAAAAACTGCAAATTACAAGCAACCTGCATGATTGTTAAAATTGAACATACCATAGACGAGAAATTCCAATTATCCCCAGAAGTAAGGAAAGCACGTTGGGATAAAAACAGCCAATTTTAACAAAAATTTTATTTCGGTAATTGAAAATAATTTCATAATTTAGCTACCACATTACTAAACACATAAATTTATTACCCGATGTCTTACCGCAACAAAACACGCGCACCATTTGTGCACCTTCACCTAAAAGGTCGTTATGAAGATTTTAACGATTTTTATGATCAAAACAAAGAAGTTATTTACAAAGGAATTATTGAAACATTTAATGGTTTTGTCGGTAACAAAAAGCAAAAACTAAGCTTATATATCCAAGCTTTAATTAGAGGTCTTGAATGGGATACGGAATTCATATTTAAAAGAACTCAAACAATTATCCTTACAAGAGATGTTTTACCGTTTTTTGAAAAAAATGAAGATTACGAAACTTGTATTGAAATAAAAAAATTAAAAGAAAGCTTGACTAATAAAAAAGAATTACTTAAAATTGATTAACGTACTTGGAGAGGTACTGTTATTTTTGTCACATCCCTCATGGTTTCTACTATGGGGGATTTTTATAACATCATTCTTGAACCAATCAAGAAATTATTTAAAAATTCCGAACCCGGCTTAGTGTTACCACTTAATTTATAATTAAAGCTAAACCCAAATCTTTTACTTATTTTGTAATCAAATGAAGAACCCAATAAAAATCCCATATGTCTATTAATTGTTGTTACACCAGTTACACTATTCCAAGCTATTGGTGAAAACATTGTAAACACTTGTGGTGATATTGTAAGTTTTTTTGAATATTGATATGGCTTAGTCCAAAACACAATTGTAGATGATGCCATATTATAATCAAATCCACCGTTATCATTTTTAAGAAATAAATTAATTACACCAACATTATAACCATAGGTTCCTCTTTTTGGCGTTGGTTTAATCCATGTATAACCTAACAAATTCATGTAGTTTCCCGCAAGATATGCAAATGCGGTTCCATATGAATGTATTGCATCTAACTGCCCATCAGGTTTCATTGCCATTTTAGTATACCCACCAGTTGTTACAATCGAACTTAAATTACTATTAACAACTAAACCAGCACTATAACTTTTGTCACCCATTAAAGACGATTTACTAATACCTAATGATATAGATGCTAAGTATGTTCCTGGTGTAGATTCTGCCATAGTTATATCAGAAGCCAACAATAATGGATTTGTAACTTCCGCTTTCTTTTTCTTTTCTTCTTCTTTCTTTTTCTTTTCGTCTTCTTTCTTTTTATCTTCTTCTTTCTTTTTCTCTTCTTCTTTCTTTTTCTCTTCATCCTTTTTTTCCTCTTTCTTTTCTTCTGATTTTTTTTCTTCTTTTTTTTCTTCAGTTTTCTTTTCTTCTGACTTTTTCTCTTCGGATTTTGATTCCGTTTTCTTTTCTTCTTGTTTTTGTTCAGATTTAGATTCGGTTTTTGATTCTGATTTTTGTTCAGTTGACCCGCTACCTTTACTTTCACCACTTGAAGATGAAGAACCGCTTCCAGAAGATGATGAACTTTCACCTCCGTTTGAAGAGGAACCCCCGCCCGCAGGTGGTGGCGATGATGAACTATTACTTGCAGGTGGAGGCGCACTTGCAGGTGGTGGTGGAGGTGGAGGTGGTGTTGCAGCAGAACTTGCGGCGCCACTTGCAGCCCCACTAGCTGATGAACTTGCTGCTGATGAGGCTGCGCCACTTGCTGCACCACTTGCTGCTGAACTAGCGGCATTAGATGCTGCACCACTTGCTGCTGAACTAGCGGCTCCACTTGCGGCATTACCCGCAGCATTCGATGCAGCTGAAGCAGCAGCTTTTGCAGCAGCGTCTGAAGCAGCTTTGGCGGCAGCATCTGCAGCAGCCTTAGCAGCGGCATCGGCAGCAGCTCTTGCGGCAGCATCAGCAGCGGCTTTTGCAGCAGCCTCTTGTGCTAATCTTATTGCATCATCTTGTGTGGAACATGGTGTTGCAAATACTGAATTTACCCATACTTGAAATGCACCACTATTTATATCTGCTAATGTAACTATTTTGGATTTACCTCTAATAACTGCAACAGTAGAGTTTTGACCAAATGGAATTGTAACCACATAAACTTTGTTATCACATGGGTCAATATACGTTTGTGTTATAGTACTTTGTCCGAAAGATTTAACACAAAAAAATAATAGTAGGAGAGGTATTATTATTTTTTTCATTATTTGTTATGTAGCCCTATTGATATTTGATTAAAGTTTCTTATTGGGTCTCTATCTAATTTTAATGTGAAGAATTTGAAGTCTCTTATAATACCAAATTTAAGAGTTGTAAAACTTGAGTTTGATTTAGGAAATGATATCCCACCAAGTGCATCTTTACCTTGGTATCTGATAACCTCATTACCAAATCCAATCATTCCATGAATACCTAATTTTCCAAATCTTTTACCTCCACCCAAATAAAAAGTAGATTCTTTTTTATAGTCATTTTTACTAAGTGGAAAGTCAACATTATTAATTTGACCATACGGAAAATATTGA